CGAGGCTAATCAGGATCGGATCCCAGTTATTTACTTCACCACTACCTGCGTTGTTCGTAGGTGCGGCTTCTGCCAGGTACTTTTCCTGGTTTTCGAGAAGAACCGTAGTCACCTGTCGGCGGTAGGGATCATCAATTCGCGGTAGGTCCGCGTGTTCGACGATCGGCTTCCACTTGAGGCGAAGCTCCTCTGTCATGATTTGTCCATTAAGATCCATTGTGGATTTCTCCTTTGTGGTTGTCCTAGTCGCCTGCCATTGCAGGGTACTACAGATACTTATAAATCCTCGGCTTTCGACTCCCCTTGGATTAGCCGTTCAACTGTGCTTGTCTAAAATTACTCGTTGGTGTCGGGTGTCCAGCGAGTCTTCCCAATACTTCTACGTTAGCTGCCATGCCCTTGTTCAATTGCGGGGCTGCTGGCTCGTTGATCTCGTCAACTTCTTCTACAGTACTAGAGTTTACTCGTTCACCACCAAAGTAGGACTCTCGTAGAATCGTAACCTTGGACTTGAACTCTTCCTCGTCGCCGAATTCCACACCCTCTGCGAGTGAGCGAAGTCGTTCGCGGTCAGTGTCGGCAAGACCGTCTGCAACTTCATCGAATGCTTCGCTGACCGTCTTGACGCTCAGTTCCTTGCGAAGCTGAACGTTGGAGTTGATCTGCTCTTTGAGCTGGCTTTCGAGATCGCCTACGCGATTCTGCGATTCGGTGTAAGCGTCAACGCGATCCTCAGGTAGCTCAATGTGATGCTCCTGGAATAGACCATGTAGACCCTTCATGAATGAATCAGTAATCTCAGCACGCAAACCGTTCTCGACGGCTAGCTTGTTCTCACTGAGCCATTGCTCGACAACATAACCGAGATAGTCGTCAACACGCTCAACGATTTCAGCTTGCTTCTGATCGAAGCTCGCTTGAATCTCAACGACCTTCTCATCGAGAAAACCATTGTACTGTTCGGTCATTGCTACCGCATGTCGGTTCATGACTTCACGGAGAGCAGCACCAAAGACAGTCTTTGCCTTAGTCTTGAAGTCCTCAGTTAGATCCTCGCCGTTGAACAGAGCAGCCGTTGCCTCAGCAACGGTCTTATCCATACCAACTGCTGAAGGATCAATGGGCTTCTCTTTCGCTGTCTGTGCAGCATCAAGAGCGCCACTGGAAGGCTTACCACCCGTACCAGGAACACCACGCTGGCCAGCACGGCCGGCGTCTGAACCGGTGTCGTTATCGGCATCGGTTAGTTGATCTTCGGGACGACCAGGATTGCCTTGAGTTTGACTCTTTGCACCCTCACCGGCCATCTGTGCTTCGACAACTGCTGTGCCAGCAGGAACGCCGGGGTGAGACTTGTCAGTAATCTCGTTACCGATGTCGCCACTCCAAACTGGGCTGGTTCGCTTGCGTTGTGCATCGCTTCGTGAAGAATCGTCGGTGCGAGTAAGCTGATCGTCGGCTTTGCCTTCGTCCATATCCTCGTCATCCTTTTCCTCTTCGTCATCGTCTTGTTCGTTCTGTAGATGACGACCTAGTGGATTGCGTGACTCGCTCTGCTCGTCGTCATCCTCTTCCTCGTCGTCCTCATGAGCCTCTTGAACGCGGCTCTTAGCTATAGCATCGGGACCTTCGGAACCGAGCTTCACATCCTTGGAGGGACCACCAGCAGCAGGAGCAGTACGCCCCTTCTGTGTCTTGGGACGTCCATCATCACCAGGCTGAATGGACTCTTCCATCTCATCCTCATCCTCGTCCTCGTCGTGATCGAGAGCTTCAAGAGTTGCAGCAGCAGCGGCCTGAGCGGCTACCTTTGCAGCATCTTCTGCTACTTGACGACGTGTTCTTGAACCATTGCGTGCCATATTTTTACTCTCCCGGAAAATCTTGATAATCACTGAAGGATCACCAATTATTTATGGATTCAGTGTTTTACAGGCCACCTAGGAGTTCTTCGAAGCATTTCATCATCTTGGACTCAAGCTGATTCTTATGAGCCGCACGAATTTCAGCTTTGTATGCTTCAATCTCCCGAACCTTCCACAGACCATTTTCATAGATCCACTCTTTGTCTTCCATGATGCCTCTCACGAATGCATCTGGCGCAGACGGATCAGCTACGATATCAGCAGCGGTGGCTAGGTGGAAATCATCACGAACGATGTTCACACCACCCCGGCTTGGTTGCAGACTACCCAAACCGCGAGACGAAACTCCCAGTTGGGCGCCTTCTCTAATGAGAGCCTTCACGATCTTTCCGAACGGCGTGTCCATGATCTTGGCACGACCCACGAAATTAGTCCCCTCTTTCTTGAGACTGGTAATCAGGTGGGAGACTCGTTCGAGATTGATGATCGGACCCTCAGGATGACCCAACTCACCGAACGCACGCTTGGGAATTACAAACTCCTTGACGTATCGGTTGACTTCTGATTCGAGAATTTCCATCGGGTACATGCGGCCGTTGCGATTCTTGAGATCAGCCTGCAAGAATGTACCTTCGATGTACACGTTCTCACCCGTCTTGGTTGCCTCGACGATATAGTTGACATCGTGAATTTGTTCTGTAAGTAGTAGCATATGAATTAGATTCCCATGTTCTTTCTTTTATTTAGGGATCTCTCTCTTTTCCGTGCTATGGCTTTCGATGCGCCCGCTCTAGTGCGTGCCCCATGTACTGCCTGACGTGATTTGTCCCGACGCTCTCCCGGCGTCATTCTAACTGGTTTCCCTGCCTGCATCTTGAAACCGGGGTTGACCTTACGTTTGGTGATTACCTTACCCTGTCGGACGACCCGTTCGTTTCCAGGGTGTACTTCATTGACGAAAGGTATCGAGCCGATCTGGCTCTCTCCCCTCACCGACGGCCATCTCATCGTCCTCGGACGGTGTGGCTGCCAGTTCAGCGTTGGGTAGTAGTTCATCCTCCGGGTTTGGTGCATCGCTGTCTGCATCTCTGTCTAGGTTCGATGTTTTCACAAGGTCAGCGATGTCCTCCCCCAAACCAAGTCGTGAAAGTGCTTTCTTTTTATCCAAAGCTAAAAGACGGTTTTCTAGTTTCTTTTTTCCCGAAGATTTTACGCCTTTTAGTTTATCCAATTGACGCACGACATCTCTAAACTCGGCTTCAACCTGTGCAGCCTTACCCTCAACAAAGATTTGCTCTGCGATCAGCTTTCGTCGCTCACCAAGGCATTCGGATACCTTATGTGCAAGCAGTTGGTTCGTGAGTTCCGTGAAACGCACGGTGTCCCCTTCTTCCAAGGCTTGCATGAGCAGTTCAATGAGTTTGCTTCCCTCAACAGCAGCTTCGTTTACTTGTGTCATGATTGATTCTTTCATTCGATTGAGTCTCGGATTGTGTTTGCCATCTTCAAGCACCCACTGGCCGCGTACAACATCTAAACCAAGTTTGAGCTTTCTTGCTATAGCATTATTCCCACGGGTCGGGGTAAAGGCGTTTGCAAATGATTTAGTGTCTTTGACTTCCTTTGCTGCATCGAGCATAAGTCGCAAGGCATTGACGTTGAAAAACTTCTTTCTAGAGTCTTTGCGGTCTTGAGCCTCGATCTCTTTTTTCAAATCAGCTTGCTTGACCTTTGCCATGATTACTTCAGTCTTCCTGGGTCCACTCTGAACTTACCAGTCGTACTCGACATCGCAAAGTTAGTCGCTCTAGTAAAGTCCACTTCATTCTTACTCAACATTCGACGAAACTTCTCTTGGTTAGGTTTGTTGAGGGCATCATGAACAACAATGATAGCACTGGCTGTGAACAGATCAATCGTTCGGCGCTTACCGTTGTCGAATTTAACTTGAGCAGCTTGCTTGTTAGCCACAATCTTTTTCAGAACCGGGGTGATATCTTCACCCAAAGAGATTTGGTACTGCACACCTGGATCATAACCCTCATCGAGCAACTTCGCAATGCGTCGTGAGTCAAGACCTTTCTGAGCAACAACCTGCATGACAACCTGCCGTAGCTCGTTTGCCAGTTTACGGTTTCCGGATCGCTTAGATTCTCTGTAATCTTTGATGAATGACTCTAAACCTTTCTTCAACTCTCGGTCAGTCTTGTCCTCCAGCAAGTCTTCCTCTTCTAATTCAGGCAGACCGTACTGTTCTCTCATAGCTTCCAGTCGCTCACGAATGGCTGCTTCGTCGATTTCCAAGTTGCCCTGGTTCGCGTAACCAAGCGGGTCAGCGATTGCGTTAGCCGTTTGATTCGGGGGTGTTCGTGCTTCGCGTGGGGCTCGCTTCACTTCGCTGGCCTCAGGGGCAAACGGTCGTTCTTCCATTTGTTCGATGTCATGAGCGGCAATCTGTGCTGCTACAGCAAGCACTTCTACCTTTTCGGGGGTCGTGGGCAAGTCACCTTGAGCGATACCCAAAGCATGACACTTGAGCAACTTGAGCAACTTCTGAACACCACCTGAGTCTCCCAAATCCAAACCCATCTTCTCGGCAACCTCTTGTGCCAATCCATCGTTCTCAACACCAAGCTGGCTGATCTTGCGAATCAGAACGTCAAGCAACTGACCACGACCAGACAAGTGATGCGGGTCGTTGTAGCCACCACGACCGAAATCGTCGGCACGGCCAGCGCCGCGAAAACTCTGGCCGTCGAGATGCTCCACGATAACGCGGATCTCTTTGTTCAGAGTTTCATTGATCTTAGTAGTGATTTGAGAAAGTGTTTTCATTTGATTTTGCCTTACTCGGAACTCGTTTCCTCTTGCGTGGGTACGCGAATGTTACCGAAAACATTCTGCGCCACGTCTTGTCTCTGTGTTGTAAGTGCATCGCCCATTTTCTGTGCAATGCCTGCTTCAAACGATGCCTTGAAGGCGGCACCATCGCTGTTCTTGGCAGCGTCGATCATTTTCTGTGCTTCGTTACTCATTATTAAGCTTCTCCGTTAGGTGTTGTTGCTTTCGCTGGTTCTTTTTCTTTCTCTGGTTTTGGTTCGCCTCCGAAACGATCGTTGTCGGGAGCACCACCAAACCCACTCTCATCTCCCTCGCCTGCTGTCGCAAAGGGATCATCTCCATTTTCCTTCTGTTCCTTCTTTACTTCCTTGTCAATCTGTTTGATTTCCTCGTCAGACTGCCGCAGAACATTCTTTCGAATCCATGCTTTCGAATAGAAGCCAGATTCCGTAGCCTCGCTGATACTACCCAAAAGGTCAAGTCGCTCTCGCATGATCTCGGCATCTTTCAACTCTGCAAAATGAGAGTCGCGTGCCCAGTCGAAGTGTAGATTCTCTACGATCAAATCCCAATCAGTGTCGATCAAGATACCCTTCATGAGTACTTGCGTTCGCAGCAGACCAAGAAACAATTCGGAAAACTTGTTGCGAATCTTGGCAACGAACTTCGAAAACTTCAATTCGTCTCTTGTGATCTCGCTTGCTCGACCCAACCCCTGAACACCCTGTTCAGGATCAAGTCGTGAGATTGGCACGTTCAATGCTTTGTAGAGCTTCTTCAGGAAGAACTCAACGTCGTCCATCTCGCCCAAGTTATCACCACCCGGCAGAGTCGTGATTTCTGTTCCTCGTCCTCCTTCACGTCTCGGAAGCCAGAAGTCCTCCAGCATTGAGAAGTGTCGTCGTGTGTCTCGTACCTCACCTGTCTGAGCATCGTATACCAGCTTGTTGCGGTAACGATTCATGATGTCTTTGAGATACTGTTCTGCCTTTACCTTCGGCAAAGAACCCACGTCGATGTAGAAGATTCTACGCTCAGGGGCTCTTGAGATTCGGTAGATCACCACCGCATCTTCAAGCAATCTCAACTGGTTCATCGGCTTCAGAGCTTTATGCAAGTAGCCAAAGACTCTCTTAGAACGAGCCTTTCCAGGTCCCGTTCCCACGATATTCTGTCGTGCCCACGGAAGCTCAACGATCAGTCCCGAATGGATGAACGAGATCGCGTCCTGCTCAATGCGAAGGCCTTGCGTCATAAAATTGTCGCCCTGCTGGCCAGCACCCGAACCACCAGCACCATCAAATCCATTTTCGTTGAAAACGTAATACTCGTCTACAACTTCTGGAAGCTCTACTCCAGTTTTTTCGTCACGATTTCGTTCCACCTCCCGAATCTTGCGAATAGTCAGGGGATCAATTTCACGAACCTCTAGGATTCCTTTACCAGGATTCTCGTCATCAATAATAATATGATGGTACAACCGACCATCAATATACCACTTACGAAACTTTTCATGGCCCCGCGTTTGAAACCTCAACAAGCGAACAATATGTTCGAACTCAGCTTGGATCTTGTCCTTGATCTTGGTATCGTTCTTGACACCAGGAAACTTCACGTCATCAAGATTCAACTGAACGGTCGGCTTTCTTTCGTCCGAAACGATCGCTTCATTCAAGATGTCATCAATAGCACTGTCAATCTCAGGGTGAAGTGCTAGTTCACGGTAGGTGATTATGTGGTCGAAGTCGGTCTGACCGGGCTGACCACCAATATCCAAAAAGGTACTGGTAAAGAACCCCGCACCGCGTTCAATTGTAATAGAACCATCGGCCTCGTCACGAAGGACGAATGATTGCTTTTTCTTTTCGTCCCGAGCAGCCTTTGGTGTTCGTTTGATTTCGAATCCAAGAAATTCCGGCATAGTATAAAATCCTCACTAGAGAACGTTAGCGTCAACTTAGCTGGTCGTGTTCGACGTCCAGTATTGGTATTGCAACGTTACTGTGAATTCTTCAATCGCATCAGTAGACTCATACGAAAGATCAACGGCACTGACATTAGATGGCCAGCAACCTTCAAAGAGATAGGTCTTGAGTGAAGTGGGGTTGAGGCTCGGGCCCTCACGGGTGAACTGCTCGACCTGAGCTTGCTGAATGTATACATCCAAACCACTAGGTCCAACGTTTGCCACATGAGCGTTGATGAGATTCATCCACTCCTCGAATGCATTGCGGATAGAAAAGTCTGTATCGTTGATGATCGTCAGTGACCATTCCTCAAACGTGCGATCTCCAGCAACCTTCAATTGACGACCACGAAACGGAATTTCGATCGTACCAATTGTAGCAGCAGGAAGGCTCGCAGCTTTGCAGAGAAACTGCAACTTGCGTGACGGTCCACCGCCACCAAGTACGTTAGCAATACCACCAATAGCACCACCAACGGCACCACCAACGGCACCAGCAGCAGCACCAAGTCCCGTTGCAAGGGCACTAGACGATCCCGACGGGAATCCGCAGGTAACACGGAACAGGTTGGGGCGTGCGCCGCCGCCTGATAGTGCTCCTTTGAAACTGTCTATTCTCATTGACATTTGTTAGTAACTCCTTTAGGAATATGTATGCTTATCCACCAACCTCATTGAAGTCAACACCCGTTCTAACTGCAACAAAGTTCAATTGAATGAAGTTGATGGAGCGAGCAGGCTTGATGAAGATGTCAGCAACGAATTCGTTGCGGTCGATCACTTCTGGAGTGTTGTTGGTTTCGTCAGCGACAACGCGGAAGTCAGTGATACCCCGACGACCTTGGATTTCGCGGAGGAACGGCTCAACAAGCTGACGGAACTGCGAACGAGTAAACTCGTCGTTGAATTCGAACAGACTGAATTGCGAAGCAATAGCGATTGACTTCTCAAGCACGATGAACAAACGTCGAACATTGATGCGGTCGAACGCACTTGGTCGTGCAAGCATGGTCTTGTCTCCGAAGAGGACCGTGCCCTGACCCGGGAACGAAACCACAGGGTTGATACCGGATTGGTACAACAGGTCACGCTGGGCTCGGTTCGGGTTGAACGCGAGCTTCACAGCATCACGAATCTGACCACGGTTGAAACCTGCGATCGAGAACCACGGATCCGCCTGATTGTCTGTGCGTACCGCAAGACCGGCAGTGTCACCGTTGAGAGGGACAAAGCGGAACACGTCGTTGAACTTGTCGAACTGGAACTTCCAACCACTGTCCATGAACGCATAAGACGTTGATGGCAACTGATTGCGGAAGTCAACGACATCGTTGGCTTCGTCACCAGCGTTGTTGATAACGTCGTCCTTCTCTGGCGAGAGGAATGCAACGCAGTCCTTACGGTTGTTAGCAATACCGATCACGGAGATCGCTACTGCCACGCTTGCAGGACCACTGACGAG